GCTGGACCTCCTCCAAATTCAGGGATACCACCGCCTCCGCCGCCTCCACCAATTCCAGCTCCCTCACCACCGATCGCAGCTTCATCTCCTGCTACATCAACCGCTGCAGCTTGCTCCTTCCAAGTTGGACCGGCTGCGGTAATTTGTGCTAATTCCCACTGCAGCTCTGCATCTTTTCTCAAGAATTCTCTATTGGCCAGTATATCTCTATCCTTCCATCCAAGGTATTTCTTTTGAGCGTATGTTGCTGAAACAAATTCACTACCTGCTAAACGTTCAAAATTACCAGCTTTAAGCTCTAACCTTTGATTTTCTCTTAATTCGTAAAAATTAGTAGGTACATTAAAGTCAATCTCTAAATTTGTTTCATTTAGGTCAAGCTTTTCAAAAATTCCTTTTAGTTTTAGAGTTGTAATGAATCCTTTCTTAAGACCAGCGGCAAAGCGATGTTGCTGTCTAATAACAAACCTAGCAAATTTTAACTCTTCTCTTAAAACCGTTGTACCGGTTGCATCAACTGCATCCTGTGGGTCAAGCCGAGCTGAAGGTACCTTTAACGCTCTATATAGCTTCTTTATAAAATACATTAGGTCAGCTAATTCACCTAAGTTGTTACCACCGGGTAGTTGTGTAACCTGTGTACCTTCTGACCCCTGCCTTTTTGCAAACCAAAATGCATCAAGCATTGATTGAGGATTAAACTTTTTAACGACATCATTTTGATCTACATCAAACGTTTTTCTAGACCAATAATTTTGAATTAATCTTCTTAAATATGCTTCTGCCTTAGGCGGAGCCATATTACCTACATCGACATTAAACACTAACCGCTCCGGAGCTCTAACCAATCTATATATTACAATAGCGTCTTCAATTAATGATAATTGTCTGTAAGGTCTTCTAGCGTTTTCTAGAAAAGGTATAACGAAATTTTTAGTTTCGTTATACACACCAGAGTTAATATAAACAATCTGGTTTTGATCCATTGGAATAAATTCAACTTTCTCTACTTTAGCTGGTTGCTCCGGGCTAAAAATAGGCTTTCTATATATAAAGCCCTTCACTAACATGTTCTGTATATTGTTATATACAGGATCAATAATTTCAGCAGGTAAATTAATTACACCTAATACACCTTCATCTACATACCCGTCATGAATAATTAACTCAAAGAAAACTTCACCTTCTACCAATAATTGTCTAAAGTATTGCCAGCCTTTTGTTCTTAAATCAAAATATTCTACAAATTTATCAAACTCTTTATCTAAAAGGTCTTTTTCATCTACTGTAAGATCAATATTGTTAAGTTGTAATTTTGTAATAAATCCATCATCGTTAGGGTTAATAGCTTCATCGCATATTTCATCTAAAGCATCTGATACTTCAGAATATGCTGCCATAATCCTATAATCTCTTAACCTACCCCCTTTATCTTCTTGAATATTTGCATACATTACATCAGCAAATGATGAATCCTTTGCAAAATCACCGATAGGTATATTATTATAAGGATTAGATGAAGAAACAGATGATTTTGCTAAAGCTTCTGCTCTACGCATGCCAGCTTTAGCAAAAAATTTATATTTTGGATTTAAATTTTCGTCTTCGTTGTTATTGTAAGTATATGGCAGTCTATTTTGAATATATTGAACTAAATTTCTACCAAACGTCGACGCACGGCCATCGTTCGTGACGTATGATTTATTCTGACCTGCTGACGTTGATGATCCTGTACCTGGCATTGTTATATATATTTATGCTACCGTGATGATAGAGCTACTAGCTTGATAAGAAGTACCCCAACCGGCTTCGTTTCCTGTTATAAATGTTATGTCTCCTGTCGCGCTAAGCGTTGATGCTGGTAAGTATATACTTACCACATTATCATTTACTACATTAAACAAACTATCGTCTAACTTATAACCGGATATTGTATCAGACTTAGCTGACGTTATTGCTGTATAATTGGAGCGGAAGTCAGCTACATTAGAACTTAGATAAAAATTATTACTATAGTTAAATCTCTTACCATATAATGTAAACCAATTTATTCGATTTTTTTCTATTGTAGTGTTCTCTGTCAACATCACTGATTGACCTGTAATAACATAAAATATATTTGTAAACTCCGGTATAGCTGATATAGTAATTGTTTCAGAGTTACTAGTGAGTCCGGAAGATTCAGTATTAAATGCTGACAGGGTACCGTAACCATATTCTTGATAAGTATTATCTTCAACCACTTCAGTTTTATCTAAAGGTGAATATATTTTATTAGCTAGATCAACATTTATAAAATTATTATCTATTTTATAGATAGTACCTGAAGTATCTTTTTGTTCTGGAAATAACCACCCCTTTATAGTAAATGATGTATCAACAGTTATTCTAAATTTATCTGAATATGTGGTTTCTGTTGGGGTATTATAATTAAGATCACCTGACCATAAGACCTCACTTCTAATCTCTTGTGTATATTCTGTACCGAAATCGTCAGGCACTTGCCACGATAGTATAATATATGGGTTGTTATAGGGTACAAAGTTAGAAACAATTTGATCTACATCCTGCATGTACCTTGCTAAAATAGACATGTTTACTTCTAAATTTACAGGCACAGGCATTATAAATTTTGATGATGCTTTTGGTGCTTCTAGTAATTGCGTTGGTAAATAAGATGGAGCGATTTTATTAAAGACTCTTGTATTGTCTCTCGTAACACTCGCTAAGTCTACTGCAACAACAGGTAGTGTTAAATTTTGAGCCTTATTAATAATGTCATACATTACTCTTTGCTTTGGAGCAAAGACATACCTTACATCTATATTCTGTTTTGCGTCACGATTCTTATTATAGCGGGATATAACTACATCATCAAAGGCAGCTATAAACTGAGTTAATAAATTTTTTATTTCAAAATGATATGCTCTATTCTTCACCTATATATATTTATTAAGAAAATCTGTCAAGGAAATATTTTGGCAACTTATGTTTATTGTTTATAACGCTTTCAACAATAGCTCCATCCAAAATATATGTTATACAATGATCTTTTTTTGACCTAACACCACGTCCGCATGATTGAATAAGTGCACATAACATCTTATTTACATACCAGTCGTAATTATTTTTCATTAGTTTCTCTATACGTGTATCTCTTATAGGTAAAAAAGGAGCTTTAACTATAATTTGAAATCTTGCTAAATCATCTTTTAAATCAACCCCATGCGACATAGACGGTGATATTAGAACCGTTGGGTCTGAGCTTTCAGCGTGTTGCTCTAATAATAATTCATTTCTTACACCAGGCTCACGTATTAAGAATCTACTTTCTTTTACCGCTGCAGCTAATTGATTAGTAATATTATTATTATGTGTATGTATTATACCTTTATCTTGGCTATGTGCTTTACAAATCTGCTTTATTTGATCTATAACTTTTGGTAAATTACGAGCTATATTATGGTAATTTAATTTAACTTTTGTATTACAATGAATAGGTGAGTCTTTTGCATTAAAAGATGATTCTGCTTCAACATATTTAAATTTATCTATACCTAAGCTTTTGCAAAAGTTTGATGGATCAATAATTGTAGCTGACATTAATATTACTTTATCAGCGTATTTAAATAAGTGGTTAGAAAGCTTATTAACCTTTAGAGGCATAAACGTAATACCATCTTTACTCGTTTCAAAAAGATACTCACTCTCACTCCATGTCTCTGTAATTAAGGTGAGCTTAGAATGTAAATTTCGTAAACTTACTACCCGTCTCCTTGTTTCAATTAAAAACTTTTTATTATTAGTGTTACTATTATTAATAGTATCACGCAACTCTTCTATTTTATCACTTAAATCTAATAATAGAGTATTAATCCATTTTATTACGTTTGTGCTATTTTTTGTGTAAAATGGTCTTACTAATATATCCATCTTACTTAGCATTTCAAAGTCTACAGTACAAGAAAACTCTTTTACTAATTGATCTTCTAATTCCGCAGCTTCATCACAAATTAAATATTGTCTCTTTTTTACGTGATTAGGTAAAGAGAAAAACATATTATAATTCAATGCAGCAAATTTATTTGTTAATGCATCTCTACGATCATTATGATATGGACATTTATGCCTCCTTCTATGGTCCTCCAATATATTTTTTGGCATAATTAATGATTCCATCTCAACATCAATTTCAGAGTCAATCGTACTAATATAATTACTCTTACCTTTAAGGATAGTGGTACCTTTAAATAAACTCTCGTATTGATCTTGTAAAGCTTTAGTAATTGTTAGTGCGAAAGCTCCTGCTGAATTTTGATCTTCACAATCTTCTTCATGTGTATAGGTCCCAGTTTGATCAATCTTAAAAGCAGTGTATGATGTTATTAGATCTTTAAAGTCTTGGGATGGTTCTTCTGAAGCATTTGCGAGAGTTTTTGATATAAAGCTTTTACCGGAACCAGTTGGAGCGTTACATACAACAAACTTATACCCGTCTTGAAAAGCTTGATCAATATTTTTTAAAAGCTTTACTTGAGAAGCGTTTGGAGTATATCCATTTGGAAAATCTTTTAACAGCCCACCTACCACAATACAGTATATTATACTTTATTCAGAAGGCAAGATGTAGATTAAGTTGTCGTATATTTTAGATTTAGATGAGCTATCTAAACACTTTACTTTGTTTAGTTGCTTTTTAGGTATAAAGGAACTTAAATGATAATTGAGAATTGCCAGATCTTCCTCATCATTTACGTCTATTGAGTACGGATAAGGTATTTCGTATGATTTATTTAAACCGTTAAATTCTAAAGTAAAGTTAATATAGTATTGTTTAATCTGGAAAATTTTTAAAAGGCCCTTTTTTAAAACCTTTTTATCAGTTTTAATTATAACATCTCTTAATAGAAACGGCTTTAATGCATCGGTAATTTTTTCTAAACAAACGTTCATGAATTCATAAAATTAAATTTTTGAGCCGGAGACATTGGATATATATTCTCGTTAAAATATTCCCAAAACTGATCATCAGCTGGGATCTCCTGAATTAAATCGCAAGAGTTCATATTAATATTTCTATAATCTTGCATTATAATATCCCAACCGACGGCTAAATTATCAGGGCCCAAATATGGTTTAGGAGGCCCCTTTGGTGGAAAGTAGTTTAAGGATATTCTACCATTAATAGAATTAAGTAATGTCTGAGACATAGTACATAACATTCTTCTCGTAGGTGCCTGACCAGCTAAAATTATTCTACGAGGAAATCTAACTTCACAAACATTATTTAAAAGTAATGAATCAAGTGTTACTTTTTGAACTAACATCTCTTTTCTTACAAATACCGAACATTCGTTCTTCGTTTAGAAAGATACCCTTTTTTACTTGACCTTTATCTGTTACTTCAACTCCGGAAATTGTAACGCCCATATTATTAGGAAAGACGACAACGTCGCCTTCTTTTGCATACTTTGTATCCGGTCCCGCTAAAACAACTTTACCTTTTCGCCATGCTTTTGTTAAGGCATTGGTAGGAATAACAATACCGTTTCTACTAAGATCACCCTCGTCTGTTTCATCGATATATTCAATTAAAAGAATGTCATCAAAAATAAAACTTAATTCATAATCTCCAAATCCAAAGTCTCCTCTATCCGACTTTGTTAAATCAATTAAACTTCTTGTGGGTGCTAAATTATCAATACTAGCTGTAGCCATACAGCTATTTAGTGCAGTTTTTATTTAATTCAACATATTGTAGTAACTCACGTGTAGAAATGTTTTTATTTTTAGCTATAAGATTTAAATTTTCTGTTTCCTCTACCTCTTCTTTTTTCTTCTTTTTTATATAGCTTATCTTTTTCCACTTTAAACTTGGAATAAAATAATAATATAAATTATATGTATCTTGTTTATTCTCAAAGATGGAGCTAAATCGATTTAATGTATCGTTTGTAAAGACAGCCATATCATTATTATAAAATGATAACCATCTATTAAGAAGAAACGGTATAAAAGTCTGATTACCCTCTACATCTAATTCCTCAGATTTTGTTTTTTTTGAATAAAATAATTTATTTTGTAGCTGAAAAAAGTTCATACTATAATTTTAGTAGTTGCAACAAACTCATCTTTTACTTCACTATTAAAGTAATTAACAGCTGATTCAATAAAGTAATCTACTTGCTCATCAGTTAAATTAGAAGAGTACGCGAATCCTGGAGCCTTATCACCAGCTATAATATTAATACCAGTATGACCAAATGCAACGTTGTCCTTTGAATATGTAATTGATACACTTACTTTACCAGACGTCTGTACTTTATTATCAGAACCTGTAAATTCATCTTGAACTAGAAGATCATCACCTTCAACAACAATACTTTTGTTGATAGAACTAGCAAGTATATTAGCAATTGCTGTGTTAAAAAGTCTTTGAAATGCAACAGCGCCTAGTGGGCACATGCCAGGTATCTCCCAACAAAAGTTAATAGCATCTTGACTATGAATATAGTCATTACTTAAAGTATCTTCTAAGTCAATTAAAGCATCTTCAACATACATTGGAGCTCTAAAAGCAACAATATTACCATATGGGGAAACATCTTTACGAAAAAACTTATACGCAAAACGCTCGTGAATTAGCTTACCGTCATAAACACCTTGATCAATTAACATACTTTATTATATAAAATAACTAGCTGTTTTCAACTATACCTTCTGAAGCTCGATAGTCATCAATATTAATACACCTATCATCAATCCATAAATCATATGATGGTTTATGCATTATTAATTTGCTATATTTAACACCCCACTCTTTAAGCTGTTTAGATGTTTCATATGTCCAATCTATACCGGTGTTACCACCTCTTGCAGTGTAGTATGTTAAGTGGTATCCCTTATCATATAGTTCATTGAAATGCTCTATTAATTTTTTATAAGGTTTGGACTCTAAATAACTCGAGGTGCTTGTGTCACAGATTGTGTTGTCTATATCAATTATTAACTTCATTGTTTATTTGGTTTACTATATTTGTAGTGCTATAACCATCAACAAAAGGAACAAAGCGAACTTCAATATTGTTCCTTTTAATTTGATGCAACTCTTCCTTATTTAGAGTATCCATTGTATAGTCTGTTGATTTATAAAATATTTCAGGCTTGAGAAGATTAAGATGAGATGAAATATTCTCAGTATCGAATATTATTACTTTATCTACTGCGGTCAAACTTTCTAATATATACTTTCTATCATATTGACTGTTGATTGGACGGGTATCGCCTTTTAATCTCTTTACACTTTCATCGCTATTAATTAAAACTGTTAAAGAGCCCGGTCCATCGTCAGCGATAGCATTTAATCCCTGTACATGCCCACGGTGTAATATATCAAAACAACCACAAGTTAACTTAATATTACTTTTGACTGTCTCCTGGCTCAACTCTGTAACTGTCATATTCAAAATGCTGTGTACTAACTTCTATAATTTCTGAATCTTCTAACGCTATAAGCTTGTGTGGTATATTAGGTTTAATATCAACAACTGTACCTGTTTTAATTGTTTGTGTAATTCGGGTAGCATTAGTTAAGTCATAATATGATAATTCTAGCATGCCTTTAGCAACATACCATGTTTCTTCTTTTTTAATATGATAGTGCATAGAAAAAGTACTACCTTTATTAAAAGATAAAATCTTTAAGCAGTATTTTTCTTTGTTAACTATCCATCTTTCGTTACCCCAACCTTTAGGGTGATCTTTATATTCTATAATTTCAGGCTTCATATTTTATAACACTTTCAACATCAGTAGGCCCGTGTAAAAAAGCTAAATCAATAAGTACCACTTTACCTATAACATCATACCCGGCATCGATACATAGTTGCTCCGCTGCATCCATTGTACCTCCAGTCGCGTAAACGTCATCAACAATAATTACTTTACCTTTACCGGGTTGGATTTGTATTGTATCTGTACCATATTCAAGATCATAAGTCTTTGACTCTACTGGTGGTGGTAGTTTATCTTTTTTTCTAATAAGCTTTAACCCTTTATTTGAATAATGTGATAAACCGGATGCGAAAATAAAGCCTCTAGAATCAATACCAACCCAGTAATCTAGATCGGTTTCAAATTTGCAAAACATTTCAAATATTGCTTGTCTAAATGCTTTAGGATCAGCTAGCAATGGTTGAATATCCTTAAAGGTTACCCCAGTAATAGGGAAGTCTGGTATATCAGTTATATAAGGTGTAAAATCAGATATAACGGAAGAAGCAGCTTTGGAAAAATCTACCATAATTTATATTAGCATCTAAGTATTAAATTGCAATAATTCTTGTACTAGTTTAGCAGGTATATGTGTACCGTTTAATCTAAAGACCCTGTTAATGTAGGTATTTACTGTAGCTATATTAATAATAGATGATGACGCTTCTTGCAATGTCATTAACTCAATATTACCGTATGGTGTTGTTTCGTTATCTTTTAATTTTTGACAAATACCCTTTCCTACCAATACTGGTAATTTAATTACATAACCGTTGTCATGATTTGATAAAAGATATCCCTCTGCTTTTTGTTTATATAAATTATATAAATTGTTTTGTTGTGAGTAGGTAGATGTAAAAATTATTTTTGAATCATGATTATTATCAACGAATAATTTAAATTTATTTAAACACTCCTTTTGAACTTGTTTATTATTTTTATTCCCCATATACCAAGTATGGTAAATATTAATAGCTGATCTTTGGTTTGTATCAACATCTAACCCTGATGAAATATCGAACTCAGTGTCATTTTTAATGTAATTAAGTAAAGCTTTTCCTAATTGACCTCTACCATTATTAAGTATTATCATATAAACTCGCTATGAATTATTTTACTTTTTATCTCGGTCTGTAATTTTAAAAGATCTGCTTTAATTCTTTCTTTTTCTTCGCCAGTAACAGTGTTGTATGATTCATGTATATCCCAAACCGCTTTATTACTTTCATGCGGTTTGCATAGTTGTGTACAATTCTTAAAACATTCAACATTGTCTATTTGATGCATTATTGCTTGCTTAGCAGGTACATCATCCCAAATCTCTTTAAAGCTCTTATCGTGCAATGAACCATAACTATACTGCTGGTAACCGCGGTGATTAGTACATACATATACATTACCATCTGCACCTACGCAAGGTTGTATTTGAGACCCCATACATTTTTTATAATTACGACCATATAATGATCTATCTTCTATAAGATCACTTAACTTATACCCATTAATCTGGAATTTATCGCCTAAAATTTCTTTAGCAGCATCTAATTGTGGTTCAACATTTTTTTGCCAAAACTCAAGATCACGCTGTACACCATCTTCTCTCTCTCTATTAACAATTTCAGGTTTATACTGACAGTAATCTACATCTATTTCCGCAAAGAATTTTGCAAAATCTACTATTTCATGACAAGTATCAGGTGTTATAACAAAACCAACACCTATACCTATTTTTTTACCTTTTTCTTTATTAACTTTAATAAGGGTGTTTAGGTTTTGAACCATTTTATCCCAACCATGGTTTCCTTTAGCTCTTCGAATGCTATTATACGTTTCTTCTGTACCGGCATCGATAGAAAATCTCACCCAAGTCATATGATCAACCATGGTTTCAAATAAATCCCACCTATCAAGTAATGTACCATTAGTAAAAATGCCCATTTTTATATCAGAATTTTCACCGATATAAGTAATCGCTTCTTTTAAATGTTTATTGATAGTTGGCTCTCCACCGCCTGTCCAGTTAACAGATCTTACTCCCATATTAACAAAATCTTTACATGCTCCCATAAGAACATCTCTAGGCATTACTGTTTTGTCATATGTCTCAAGATCTTTTGATTCCGGTAAATGTATATATGATGATATACAAAAGTAACAGCCATGATTGCATGTATTACTAGGATCAATTTCTACTAATACCGGTGTTGGGTTTTTATTATCTAGGTAATCTAAAACTCTATCGACATTAGCATATACCTTTGCTCCAGGATTAAAAATTTTACCAGATGTGAGTAGTTCTTCTATATTAGTCATTGTTTTTTAGCCAGTTTATAAAAAATAACGTTGGGTCTTCAAAATATTTTTTTATTATGTTATCAAAATAGTCTCTTGCTGCATCACCGCGTTCTTTTAGTTCACCTATATTTGTATTATATATTGATATAAGCTCGTTTGCCATCTCTGTTGGTGATAAATCTCCAATTATTTTAAACATAAAAGAAGTATCATATATATCTTCCCCAACTTGATAAAAATCTTCATCCGATACTATAACCGGTATTCTTCCATAAAAACATGTTTCTATAACACGCGTTGAAGCTATTCCAGCACCCCTTGGACATAGCGATAAGGGATGTTTAAGCATTAATTCTTCAAAAATAAGATGTGGTTCAGATCTAGAGGGAGCTGGACCGAACCACCCCGGTGTCATATATGCTTCGCGTCTTATTCGCTTGTTATCTAGATCTGGTTCCTTTAGAGCTTTAAATAATACCTCCCTTGTTGGATGGTTTAAGCACCCTCTGAATCCAAATCCAGGTTTAGATGGGAAATCAAACTGTCTATCGTCCTTAGAACAATCAATCATAAGGGAAGAAAAGCATGGTCTTGTAAAGAGTTTATAATAGTTGTATTTTTTGAGAGGTCCCATTGTTGTTAGGATACATTTTCTCATCCACTCGGGTATATCCCAGCCTCCTTCTCCTTCCATATCAACAATATGTCGATGTTCATTGCCTTTAAAATATTCAAACTCACTACCATCAGATTCATATAATTTAATAGTACTATCTTCGCGGATTTGACCTACATGAAAATAATCTGCGTCTTCTGGGTCATCAACTATTGTACAATATTTTTCTAATCCATCAATTCCAAGCGGCACGCAGTTACGGTATGGTCCATCATCTATATTATGTGGCGATGCCTGCGGGTAGCGATATAATTTCATAAATTCTGTTTGTTAATTACTGTAACACCTTTTCTCTGTACTACATTTGTAGCACAATCATTTGCAACTTGTATGCTTTGCTCTATATCATAGGTACTTAAAAACGTACAAACAAGACCAGCAAGAAAGGTATCACCAGCCCCAGATAAATCTTTTACTTCTACATCTTTAACATCATACTGTTTATCTTTATATATTGCTCCACCGGAGCCAAGCGTAGTAATAATATTGTTTTTTAGTTTTCGAGTAAGATTATTTTTCGATAATTCATATTCAGCTCTATTAATTTTTATAAATTTTACCTCATCTGCCCACCTACCTAAGTTCTTCTTTGTATCTAAGAAAGTTATTGGATGTTGCTGACTAATATACTTGATATCATCCTCTGTTATAAAGCCTTTATTGTAATCAGAAATAACTACAGCAGAATAATTATTAAAATCTATATCAGATAAAACATCATTAAAGGTAGAATTGGATTTAGCTTTTGTATCAATCCTTATAAACATATGATTAGTTTTTTGATCAACATATCTCGTTTTAACTACCTTTTTATAATTAGTATTTGTATGAAATTCAACTTCACACCCAAGAGCGAGTAAATTTTTAAACACATTACCTGCCATTCCTTTATTAGTAGTAGTTTTAATAATATCTAAAAGAGGAATAGGTGCCTCTGGGCAAAGGCGCTGACATTTACAATATACAAACTTATCTATACAAGAATCTCCTAATAAAAGTACTGGCTTCATCCTATTCTCGCATCTAATCCGTAAGCAGTTTCTATAAGGTTATTTTCTGTTGAGTTTCCAACTGGACCTTCAGTAATTATCTCTTGTAACAACGTTACATCCTTGTCGCGTTGCTCTAAACTATTACGCCAGAGGTCAATACTATCATCATGAGACGCGTCTGACCCTGTCTTGTATGTATTATCGTAAGTAGCCTTACCAACACCCCAGTGACAATGTTCAAAATATACTGGAGTATAACATAATCGATTAAGCTTTCTATAGATGTATGTTAACCAGTTATCAGAATAATTATATCCCATTCCAATTGGGTGCACATACCCAATTTTTTCAATTGCTGCTCTACTTAAAAAGCCATGAGTAGCTAAAGTACCGATAGGTTGTATACCATCCGGTCCAAACACCAAGCAAATTTTATCAGCGTAACGATTAAACTCTTCATTCACTAATACATCCCAATGTTGCGTTTTAAATCGTACATCATCCGCAGAATACATGATAATATCCCCTGTACATTTTTTAAATGCCTCGTTGTACATATCAGCTAGTTTTATTTTTGTTTTACCAATGATAGCTGATGTTTTTATTACGCCAATATAATCATTAATTTCGTTTTTTAAAAAATTTACGGTGGGTTCATCATCATAATCAACATACAATACAACTTCTACCTCTTTAGAGTAGAGAGTAGTTTCATTAAGAGATTTAAACACCTCTTTAAGATTGTTTATTCTATTTTTTGTAGGAATAATTATCGATATCATTTTATAGGAGTGTATGAGCTATATATATGACTATAATCTAGCTGACTAGGTTTAAGAAATAAGTTATTCTTGATATATTCTTTTAAATTTTCATTTTTTGCATGACCATCTGCAGTGTATAGCTCCGGATCATGCATAAGGACATTGCCTAACTCTTCATATCCGAAACCAACTTCACGGGCTTCAGGATCCTCAACAATTTTTGACATGTCAGCTACACCGTAGAGGTTATTCCATGGCTGGCCCCGAGGGCCTACATGATCGTAACTAAGAGTCGCACCATCTTTTTCTTTAATATGTGTTAAAATAATATCTTTTAATATAACCCATTGCTTGTTTATAGCGGCGTTTAAAAAAGAAAACACAGATTCAGTGCAATATGCATTAAAGATATCCGGAATCAACCGGCCATATGCTTCTAATAGATCATTTGAGAAATAGGACACGTGTAAGTTACAACATTTACCTACAGGCATTACAAAGTCTTGACCTTTTATGTAAGGATTGTTTACATGATCATGCTTAAACCAATGATGGCCGTGATCTGTATCGGTTTGAACACTAATCATACTATATTGATCAGTATTAACTCGGCTTTCTATTTCATTTAAAAGATTAGTGTTAGTTTCTATATCTACACCCGAATCAAAGTATATATAACCATCAAATTTACCATAAGACTTAACACTTCTTAGAACAGTATTATTAAATGTTATGTTAACCGATAAAAAGTTCTCTGTATAACAAAAAGATATCTTACCTTTAAACATGTCATATAGAGTTTCTTTAGTTTTATCTGATACTCTACACCCACTAACCGCAATATGGAAGCGTTTATGGTCAAGTTTAAGTAAATTGTTTAAACAATTTACATACCAATCACAATTTCTTCGTCCTATTTCACAAATATTATATACAATTAAGTATTTTTTAAGCATTGTTAAGTATTTTTAAAAGGTTATCAATTTTATTTTTTTCTAATGTAGGATAATTACCTATATACCAACTATAATTATGCACATGCTCGGTATTTGCAAAGCTTTGTTGTAATGCTTCATCCGACATACCAGCTTGCCACGATCGCGCAATCTTTTGACCGTATTTTTCAATATATGGCTGTCGTAGTTGATTACCTCCTCCAGATAACCCCCTCCTAAATTCAATATTATTGTCTTTTAATGTTTCTTCTATCTTATTACGCTGATTTATATCAGCTAGATTCATAATAACAATAAAAGCATAATTACACTGACCTTCTGTATTAAGATTAGTAATATATTTGTTTTTATCTAGATTTTGTATAAAGAACTCAAAATTGGCCTTACGCTTTACATTATTATCATCTAAATTCTTTATTTGAGCTAGACCTAACACGGCGTTTATCTCCGTGCTCCTAAAATTATTACCTGGATTTAAAAAGATAAAATCCGGATTAAGATCTGAATGAGCTTTTTTAATAGTATTCTTAAATTCCTCACTCTTACATTCTCTCAACATACCATGTGATCTACTAAACCGTAGTATATCATAAAATGTATCATTATTTGTACATACCATGCCGCCTTCTATTGTTGACATGTGATGTGCAAAATAGAAACTAAAGTTACTTATATCACCATATGAACCAGCTTTTTTATCTTTAAATGTTGCTCCGTGTGATTCACAAACATCTTCAATTAAGAGTATATTTCTATCTTTACAAATCTTAATTAACCTATCAGTAAGCGCATTTAAACCTAAGACATGTGTTAAAAATATAGCTTTTGTTTTAGGTGTAATAGCTTGTTCAAGTTTATCTAATTGAAAACTTAAATTAGATAAATTTATATCAACAAACACCGGTTTATGACCAGCATTTAATACACTTGCTACATCTGATACCCAAGTTAGCGGCGGAACAATTACTTCACATTCACCATGCATGTAATGTAACAACTGCATGGTCATAAAATTAGCACTAGATCCTGAATTTACAAAAACACTATGCTTGACACCTAGCCATTCAGACCATTGCTTTTCAAATTCTTCTACTTTAGGACCATTTGTTAATCTAGGTACAGGGTCTTGTTGCAAAAATTCTATTAATTCGTTTATATCACTACGCGTGATATTATCTGTCATTAGTGGTATATTATAATTCATTTTTCACTGTAATAGTCTCCCCATTCTACTAGGATTGTTGATTTACCGTCTTCACGTGTTAATGCTTTTGTATAAGCCGGAAAAATATCTTCTGGTTCATCCAGACGAATAACCTCTACATTATTACACATACTCGCAAATGCTTCAGTATAATCACCGGTGTGTTGATGGTGTGGATGTAAAGGTCTAACAGAACCAACACCGGTTCTAATTATAGCTTTGGTTTTAAAATTTGATATTACAGGAAATTTATCTAAATGATTTACAATTTGATTTGTACCTAGTAGTAAAAAATTCCATCTTGGAAAAATACTCACTGGTATTTTACCTGCAAGCGCTAATCCGTTAGTTATACCCATTTGCAAATCTTCACAAACTGGTAGTTCGAGTTTTTTATCTCCAGTAACATCTTTAAGTGTGTTTGACATCGCTGTACCAGCGCAGTCTACCGCTTGCCCTAAAAATAAGGTATCAGAATGCTCAGCTAGCATTTCCATCGATCGTTTTAATTCATCAAAATATTTCATAATTAAAATTGTACTCTTTGACCTGCACCTGCATGTGGCCATTTAGTTTTATACTTATAATAATAGATGTAATCATCATTTATTCCATCGTAAGGATGCTTTTCTGCATTCCAAGTATCTTTTGTATCTGTGCAAACCGACTTATCATTGTCTTCGATTATAAATTTAATAGGTAGATCATATGCCTTAGCGTAACGTAAGCACTCACTAAAAGATCCTGTCAGAGATGTCATATCCCCAACAAAACAATATACTTTATTATCACCACCGCTTCTCTTAATATCTAACGCTAGACCGACACTAATAGGTAGTATACCAGTAACAATCGCAGAAGAAAATACTCTGTATTCAGGAAAGTTTAAAGAAATAGATCTACCTTCCATAATCTCCTGTTTAATTTCTGTTTTAGGTACCCCCTTTAAGAGACATTGATAATGACTACGCCAGGTACATAAAACCCAATCATCTTTTTTAATGTCTTTAAAAATAGATATCATTTCATCCTCATTACCTGAATAAAGGTGTACAGGGGCTTTTATTTTTGAATTATTAAATTCTTCAGCTATATCTTCTTCGAAATCTATTAAATCTTGTTTATTCATATCGTTAAGTTCTATACTCGCATACCACATACCTCATATTTGGATACAGGTAGTAAGAGCTTCTTAGGGTTGTCATCATAATTTAATCGTATATTATGAGCTTGTTGATATATTAATTTAAACAGCCGGTTTAAATTACGTATATGCGGCTCACCCCCGGAATAAGTATTATAATTATAACTTGGATTTGGTGCATGTATACCCGGTACACTATCTATTGTAAAATTATTTCTTGCATAAAAATTGTTTATTCTTGTAGCTATATTTAACCCAAAAAATTTTGATAATATACAACTTAAAAAGGTAAAATAAGCATCTATACTAGCCATCCAAAAATTACCGGATATAACGTCATATAATCTCCTTGAAAAAATAGGGCAATATTCGCCGATATAATTACTTAACTTAGACTCTTTAATTGATATTTTCCTGCTAATTATATTGTTTATCGTTTGTGGAGATATATCTGGAAATTTGCACCATTTATTTATAGGCATCATTTTACTATCCCATGGTAAAAATGGCCCATCTCTTTTTTCATTATAAAAATATTTTTTATTACCTTCTTTACAATCAGTTGGATATTGTTGTTGTTTAGTAGAGCACGGCCCTACAATACAAAATCCGCCTGTCTCTATTACAGATTTTTTATATACATTAAATAAATCGGTCACCCAGTTGGTTCTTATGAATAAAAAGTCATCTGCTACATTAAAATAAAGCACAGAATCCGGATGTGCTATAGTTCCCATATAAGACAAAAAATCATGTATACTAGATCTACCTTCACATTTATCATATATAATACTACGAATTGCTAAACCTTTATGCAGTTTAAACAGTTCTCCACAACCGGTGTTATCATAATGTTCAACATATTCCCCTAAATTATCTATAATAAACTTCATATTATCTTGTTTATCAAATTTTATTATAAGCTCTAATCGATCTCTCTCTTCAGTAGATGTTGTATCAATAATTGATTTTATAAAATTCTTTAGATAATTAACATCCCTGCCTTTTATCTTTGAACTAAATAAAATGGAAATATTTTCTTTAGGAGAGGATTTACTTTCCAAAAATCTATAATTATATTCTTGCACTATTAATACAGCCTCCTTTTTAGTTTTACCTTCGTCATTTGTAATATGTTATCCACTTGCTTCTGTCCATACTTACTTTTAACTAATTCTAAGAAAGGACCATGAGTATGATAATCGGTATATGCTTCATCTCTAAATTTTAATATGTCAGCTGCTGAACATTGATCTGTTTGTGATGGTAAAGTATCATAACCAAAGAAAGAGTAACCCTCATACGTCGATGGTAACGAATATCCCTTATCAATTGCATCTCTATATAATTGACTACCGGGTAATGGCATAGCTGCATATGCATTCCACCCCATTGTACATAAATCTTTACTAAGTTGTAGTGTTTTTTGCATGCTTTCTTGGGTATCGCCAGGTAATCCGAAAATATAGTTACCCATTACATTAATACCTGCATCATGTATCTGATTAACAACCTTTTGTATATCAACTTCCTCAAATTTACCCTTCGCAACCTCTAATCTTACTGACTTTTCACCACTTTCTATACCGAGTGCTAACCATTTAATACCAGCTGACCTGACTGTAGTTAAAAGATCCGGTCTTCTTATTGTATCAATCCTAGAATACGCCCACATTGTTAATTTATCAACATATGGTCGTTGACTTAACGCCAAACATAGTGGTTCATAATACTTTTTATTGAATAAAAACAGTTCATCTGTAATTTTTATTGTATAAACGCCTAATTCTGCTAATTTATCAAATTCTTTAATAATAAACTCCGGAGACCAGTGTCTCATGAGACTATAATTACCAGCAACGCCAATTTCTTCATTATCATTGCGGTTTAGTATATTAATCATGCAAAAGTTGCATCCAAACTGACATCCTAGTGAAGTTTGAATAGCAGCGTAGGGAGAACGCTTGGTTTCATCGTATTCTGCGTGCCACATCGGGGCTCTATACAAATCCAACGGTGTTTTATCGTATGGTAGTAAGTCCCACGCATATCCAGGTAAGTCTATGTCCATTCTATCACGTGGTACCACCTTTTCAGGAGGATTAAACGTGGGTTTACCGTCTTTTCGCCACACAATACCGTTAATATCACCTAAATCGTCAATATCTATGTTTTTTAAGCTTAGAACGTTTCTTAAAGAGTAAACTCCCTCGTTTGCAAATACGAAATCAATAGAAGGCTCATCTTTTAGTGTTTTTACAGGTAGCGCCTGTACATGTGAACCGACATAAGCTATAGGTGTTTTAATATTATGAGCTTTAAGATGACTAGAGAGGTATACCGCACCAGACATGTTAACTGTACCAGCATTAACGTTTTGACCATATACTACAAAGCATATAAGGCGTGGTTTTAGCTGTTTAACACGGTCTAAAACATCTGAACATGTTAATTGTTCAGCATTTGCGTCACATATACCAACTTTATAGCCTATTGACCTGCAAGATTCTGCAAGAAGTAGCGACCACGTGGGTGGTTCGATAGCAGCATACTTATCAGCAAGGTCTTGATATATACCTTTACTATTACCAGGTGATATAAACAGAACATCCATTATAAATTTGTAAAATCTCTATCTTTAAATGTTGCAATAAATTGATAACCTTTAATTAACTCTTCAATTCCGTCATCTAATGTAAAGGATGGAGCCCATCCAAGAGATTCGAGCTTTTCATTTGACACAATATAGTTACGTTTATCAAAATCTTCTGCGAACTCGTCTTCTATAATCACTAAATCTGGGATATATTGTTTAATACGCTGAGCTAACTCCAGTTTACTTAAATTAGCTGACGATAAACCAACATTAAATGGCTCTCCAACACATTTATCGTAGTTTTCTATAACAAATAAGAACGTATTAGCAATATCTCTTACATGAATGTAGTTTCTCTTAAAGGAAGCTTGAAATAACACCAATAATTTATCTGTAACAGCTCTATATACGAAATCATTTACCAATAAATCCAATCTCATACGTGGTGATAAACCAAATACTGTAGCTAATCTTAAGGCTACACCTGATCGTTCACTGTTTAACAAGCATAATTCAGCGTCACACTTTGTTTTTGCATAATGTGATAGTGGATTGAATGGACTCTCTTCAGTAATAATGTCTGTTGAAGAGCCATACTGTGAATTAGTGTTTGGTAATATTAATTGTTGATCTTTTGATGTATTTTCAACTAAACTATCAATCTGATCGTAATTAATCTGTGTCGCTTCAATCATATTACGATCACACGCTGGCATTCCAACGATAGCTGCTAATGGGATAATAACATCATAATCTTTAAGGTTAACTAGTTGCTTTAAATTGCGTACATCACCTTTTATAAAGGTAAAATCTTCATTATAACAATAATCTGTTAAGCTTAACTGTTTATAAATTAAATTATCTACAACTGTAACTTTATATTTGTTATCTAATAGTAGACCTGTTAGTATACTACCTAAATAACCCGCTCCTCCTGTAATTAACACTTTCATATTATTTGTCTCTATCTGAAATTATAGCTTGGTTTAAATCAATTGGCCAATTAAAATTATAATCTTTATCGTACCACTTTACCGTGTATTGGCTATCAACACCACCGTAATGTTCTGTCATTTTATAACTAAATAAACATTCTTCACTAATACAATAGTGACCATTTACACAATCTGCAGGTACCAGCACTTGATTGCGGGTTTTACTGTCTAAATAAAATTCTACCCATTTTTTTGTCGATGGTTGAGCCACTACAAGGTAAATTTCACCATATAAACAGCTTATAAGCTTCCATGTTTTATTATCACCATGTAATCCTCTAAATACGTTCTGTTTAGACTTGGAAAGAGTATCTAATACAAATTCTTTACCCTTAAACTGCTGTAAAAGAGTCGGGCTACCGTTTATAAACTCTTTAAAGGTATGTGTATCATACGCTTCAAAGTTTTCACCACGGTCATCTTTATATAGATCAGGTTCAATTAGGGTTAACCCTTCTATGTCTGCAATAGACTTAAAATACATCCCAATTTTGCAAGTTTGATTTAAGTTCTGCAGCAAGGCAGTCTGTTTTTAGGTCGACTCTCTCCCCTAGCTCTTTTGAAATTACATTTTTAGCGGTATTTCTAACACCGTTAATAGAATGTGTTAATTTAAGTAGGTAAGATTCATCATCATCCGCGCTATTTCTAACTTTACTTTCGTTTTCCCATATATACCTATTAGATAACATTACAATACTAACCGCCCTAATCAGTTCTGCTGTAAGATCTATATTTTTTTCCTTAATAATTTGATCTAGGTCATACTTTATATCACTAATCTCTTCATCATACGCCTCTTTATTATCAGGTATAAAGATAGACTTTAACTGACAAATAGTCATACGATCTATAAGCTCTGCAAACGTGGGTAAATATTTTCTATCGGTCATTTTTTATTTGTTTAAGGTTTTTTATTACTTCATTAATAGGTACATCTGGAACTGAGGTAGGCCCAACACCATGTTTATCGGTAAACTTGCCCCATGCCTCTTTAATGTTAGATTGCCAGTCATCTCTGGGCCTAATAGCGGAGCTATCTTCAGAACAAGCTTGTTCAACAACGTAATCCAAACTATTAGCAATATCTGCCCACCACCAATACGGCGTGCTATAGTTATCTTTAGCAAGCTCGTAGGAATGATCTACATGTTCAAACGCATTAGTGTAAGTTTCATCATATATACCCACTTCAGTTAAACACTCTCGTGTATAAAAACAAACAGCCCCTACACAGTGCTGGTTTAAAGCAATTTTTACTTTACCGTAGTCGATAATTTTACGTGGTACAGGCTTACCACCACTAATTCCAGCCTTGTTTGCTGGGCCATGGTATGCAAACATAAAATGGTGGATGCCAGTTGCTTTATGAGCTTTAATATATTGTTCAAAAATATCACCTTTAAATAACATATCATCTTCTACCAAAATAATATAATCACAATCCTTCTCCAGTAGGTGTTTAAGAGCCATATTCTTAGCGCGTCCTACACCCTCCATTCCAGTTGTTGCAATTATTGGTGAATTAGCGTCAAATAGCGGCCCTTTACCGTCATTAACTACAACGATATGATCATACCACTCTTCTTTAATAGACTCTCTACATTTTTTAAAAAACTCCGGTCTATTACATGTAATAATACCAACTCCTATCATATTCCAAATTTTCTATGTAAGTCTTTCATATGTTCCTCATGATCTACTTCTGCTTTCTGTTGGTATACTAATGACTCTAGCTCTTTTAAATTTTCTGAGTTTAAAATCGAATCTTCATCACCATACATGTCACCATCTTCGGCTACATATTCAGAAATTAGATCTATTCTTTTCTGTGCATCACTAGGTACGGTTAACACACACGGTGAATCACCTTTCGGGAAAAATATATCCGATTCAACGTTCTGTGAATACTGACTATACAATGAATTAAAAATATTATCTACCTCTTTAATATACTCCTTATCAGTCTCCCTCGTACCATCGTCTTCGATTTGTTGACTTTCATCAAATTTACATAAAAATATAATATCTAAATGTTTCATTGATTCACGCATTATTGCTATTTGGTCTGCACAAAATTCTTTAGTAAATCCTTCTATTCCTTTTTCATGTGACCATAAAGTATAAGCAATGTTATCTAAAGTACATCTATCGTATACAATATGTTGTACGTCTTTATTTTCTTCTTGTACTTTTGACATAAAGTCAAGAATAGCTGATTGTGTATCAGGAGTTGTGTCTTTTGAATGCTTTAGATTATCTTCTTGTATTAAATCCCTATATGTTTTTTCAGGTGTTGTATAATTATCCCATGTGTAAAGAAAACTCTTTACTGTTGTAGTTTTACCTGAATTACCTGTGCCAGAAAATGCGATTCTCATTACGTTATTTAGCTATTTTTTTTTCAGATTCTATACCTTTAATGCCATATCCCACACTAATAAGTGTAATCTTGAAGAAAATTTTACATTTAAAGCTTTAGCATATTCTGCAACTGCAGGAGCGTTAGTAATATGTTCTTCTCTACTACCAGCTACAGGCATTAACCATATACGATCTAACGGTAAATTAATTTCTTTATCATCTGTCACATACTTATCCCAAATTTCATTAATATCTGAAGATTTATTAATAACAAACTTAAAACCAGATCTATTATTTTTATGCCATTTAAGCACCTCCGGTTTATATGTATTAGATTCCGGATCTCCGTTGGTTGTAAGTTTTGGTGAAGTTGTAAAGGTAGCTAAATATTTATCTACCCATATATTATCAGGCATTATTGTAGCATTAGTTTCAAAGTCTATACGTGGAATAAAATCATACTTTTCAATAAAAGCTTCAATAAATTTTAATAGTTTCTTTTGCTGTACTAGTGGTTCACCTCCAGTAATTTTAAGTATTACATTGTTTTTAAGCTTTTCAATATATTGTCGTTCTTCCATATATTGAAATATTTCATTAAATGTCATTTTATTTCTGACAGACCAAGAAATAAATGAATCACAACCATTAGGTGAATCTTTTGAAGCAAACCCTTTACATGTTAGATTGCATAAAGATAATCTAAAAAATAAAGATGGCTCTCCAACATATTCACCTTCACCCTCTATAGTATAAAAGATCTTATCGTCAGATATAAGCAGTGTCTGTTTATCACAATCTACCATATACTTTATATTATAGTATTCATAAGCGTGTTTTTCAACTAAATATTAGTACATGAGCGTAAAAACTGCGCGTAAGCGTAAAGAATTTAAAGTGGAAATGCCAGTAGAGGATATTTTCAGTCCTAACTGGCTTTTAAATTTTAAAATAAAAAAACCTTTTTATTTTAATCCCGTACATAAGGAATTTTACAACTGTTTAAAACATCCTAACACAAAGATAACTTTTGTTGATGGTCCTGCAGGTAGTATGAAAACATATATAGCTGTGTATGCTGGTTTAGAGTTAATTAAACAAGAAACTTTTAGTAGGGTAGTTTATATACGATCAATAGCAGAGTCAGCTGAACGTAGTCTAGGATCTTTACCAGGTGAGATTGATGATAAATTCTCTCCATATGCGATTCCGTTAGAAGAAAAGGTAATTGAAATTACTGATCACTCTACTTGTTCGATGTTAAAACAAAAAGGTGTTATCGAAGCTTTACCTGTTAACTTTGTAAGAGGTTTAACATTTAATAAGAGCTTAGTTATAGTTGATGAGGCACAAAATCTATCACGTAAAGAGTTAACGACTATTCTTACAAGATTTGGTCGCGACTCGAGATATATTGTATGTGGAGATTGCAATCAAGCTGATGTTAATAGATCAGGTTACAGAGAGATCTTTAATAAATTTAATAATAAAAAATGTAAAGACAATGGCATACATGCCTTTGAATTCGGCCTTTCCGAAATATCTAGAAGTAAGATACTTCGGTTTATATGTGCAGTGTTAGGAACTTAACCCCACGTAGTTCCTTCAAACCAACTACCCTTACCACGTGATACCTTATTACCTACATTTGCTCCTCGTCTAGGTGGTGCAGCTGCTGGCTGAGGTACTGGCTGAGGTACTGGCTCAGGTTCAGGTGCTGGCTCTTCGCTTTTGACAAAAACCTTTCCACCTTCTTCATCAACATATGTTGTATCCTCTTCAATTGGTCTTGTATAACTTGCCCAATTATCATCGTGTTCAGTAATTGCTACATTTATAACAAAACATCTGCCTTCAGTAACTTCTTCGATAAAAGTATCAGCGGTTTTAAAAACCCATTCAGCAAATCTTTCGGTACCAACACCCTCTTCCATTACTCTTAACTGTATAACACCTTTATCATTAAGATCTTTAAAGCTTTGCAACTCCGGATCATCACCTGCAACTACTGTAGTATGATCAAATTGATCTCTAAGAATTTTCTTAAGATCAGCTAGCCCTCCAAAGTCAACACACCAGTTTTTATCATCTAAACTATTGCAACCAAATGTAAATCTAGCTTTAAGTTGATAACCATGTAAAAATCTGCAGTGACTGTGTGATGCTCTCCACTGACGAAACGCTGCAGAGCCTAATTCAATTTGTTTTGACGACGTATAAACACTCATATGTTTATTATATGATAAACGCGTTAGATGTCAACGGGTAAAGTGTTAAAAGATTAGCTCCCCCGTCCCAATCACGGTTAATTAGTTGGGCGAAAAAAATAATCAACTGCAATATAAAATTTCTTGATATTATAAAATTATACAATATAATGATCATATGGATCAGACAATAAAACTGCACACAGCTAATGGTAATATACCACTAACAGAAGAACAAAAATTACAAATTATTGAAGATGCATCAAAAGCTTACGAAAAATATTTAGATGCATTAAGAATTGATTGGCGTAACGACCCTAATAGTGATAATACACCAACACGTGTTGCAAAGGCTTTTGTTAATGATTTGGCAGCAGGTTGTTATAACGACCCACCTAAAGTAACCGCATTTCCATCAGATGGTTATGACGGAATGGTCTTTCAAGGCGGTATACCTGTTAAATCTTTTTGTTCACATCACCATTTACCGTTTTCTGGTAGGGCTCATGTAGCTTATATACCATCTCCAAGTGGTAAGGTTATTGGATTAAGTAAGCTAAATAGAATTGTTGAACATTATGCAAGAAGACCGCAAATTCAAGAAGGTCTTACTATTCAAATTCATAAAGCTATTGATGAAATTTGTGAAGGTAATAAAGGTGTAGCAGTAATGATATCTGCAACACATACATGCGCTTGCTTGAGAGGAGTTAAGCATGATGGATGTGAAATGAAGACTAGTCGACTAAGTTCTGACTTTTTAGAAGATGTCGCAACCAGAAACGAGTTTTATCAGTTTGTTTCTGACTGGAGAGGTAATTAAACCTCAAGGTCAACATTACTATACGCGATATTTTCACGATCTGGATCTATAATACCATCTAATTGATCTACTATAAAATCCTTACCTACTAAAATTTTATAGAGATTGGTCGCTCTATCACTTAATGTAAAAGGTATACCGGTAAATTCCTTGTCACCTATAGTAAAATCAAACTCCACGATGGGTCTATCCTCTGTATTACCTGCTCCAACGTTAATAGTAATCTCTCCCTTTTTATCCTTTAGTAAGGTCTTGTTGTTAACAGTTCTAAAAAACACCTTATCACCTTGTACCTGAATATCCTCTCCATGTAATACATTATATGCACCATTGCCAGAGTCTAACTTAGCTGGTACCTTACCTACCCCATCAATATCGAAAAACTCTATAAGACCGAAGAGTTGTTTTTCAATAAAGAACTGTTTAAAATTTTTCATAGCAAACTGCTTACAATCCTTCCGGTCATCCAATTTCTATATCTTCATATCCAATATTAGATATACCTACAACTTCTTCTTCTGTTTGTATATCAACAACAATGCTCGATCCTGCTGCTTTTGCTAATTCATAAATTGCGGTAATAGCATTATGAGCAATTTCATCGATGCTAGTATCATGCATTTGCGTAACTGCGTCGCACGGCGTCGTCTCTACTTCTACAGCATCAATTGGCTCTTGTGTAACGATGACGTCAGTGTCAATCATTTCATTACAAACCTTACCATAGGCCTCTTCTAAGAGTTTACTTTCTTTACGCTTCTTATCTCTCATATTATTATTTATCTATTATCCCAGTCTTTCTGTA